GCTCCTTCATTGATAACTTGGTCATGTCGACAGGAGCTTTTACCTCCATCTTAGGTGCGCGAGAGATTTTAGCTGAAGCTGTTTTGCTCAACTCGGTAATCTTCGCGTCTCGCTCTTTAATTTGAGAGCTGAATTCTTTCTTCGCTTCTGCGACGGCTTCGGCAATCATACCGGCTACCGCTTCGCGTGTTAGTACCTCGGAAGACGCTTCGACTTCTTGAGCCTGCATTTCTTCTTCCTTGTCTTCTTCGGCTTCAACTTCCGGTTCTGTTGTGGCTTCGTTTACCTCAACGACCGCACCTTCTGCCACGATCAACATAGAGCCGTCGGAAAGGGTGTAGTCTCCGTCTGGGAGAGGGATTTGTTCGCCTTCGTCATTTACTACGAAAACAGAAACACCGACGGCAAAGGCTTCCGCGTCGGTTTGGATTTCTTGCCCGCTGTCAAGCGTAGCTGTTGCAAATTTTACCTCCTCCTTAGTTTCGACCTCCAATTCAACGGAGTATTTTTCGAACAAGTCGGAGATGCGTTCTTTTAGAGTCATCTTCGAGGGATTTGTATTAATAACGATTTTAAGGGGTCATTCCTTACTCTTAAGTTTTTCGGAGAGGTATTCTATACCTAGTTCGATTTCAACGGCTGAGAGAAGCTCTAATTCGCTCAGCTTGGATTTTGCCCAACGAAGCCCCGCCTTCCCTCCCCATAAGAGATAGGAGATAGTTCCGCATTCTGTCGTGCTGTTTGGGTCGTAATATTCCCCCGCCCTTGAGAGATACGAGTACATTCGTTCGATGGTTTCCTGCGAGATGGGTTCGCCGTTGGCGAGTTGTTGAGCGCGTACCTTTCCCGTTTGCGTAGCGCATTTATTACCCTGCTTCTCGTTCAATTCTATGCCCCTCTTTGCGTTGTTCTTTACCGCGTCGGGATAATCGGTATACGACTCCATAACTACGCGCTGTCCCTCTTTATATCGCTTGTCTTTTTTGACGGTAGCTTTTGCGAGTTCGTACTTATTGGCGAAAAATCCTTCAATAGAGAAGCCTTTCACCGCGCCTTCCTTGATGAACTTCTCCCAGATAGCTTCATTCTCTACCTTCATCGAGACCATCCAAGTTCCTACGGGTACTTCGAGGCCATATATCCGCGACTTATCTTGCTCTCCTTCTACGATCCAACTCTCTACGAGGTGCAAGCCGTTGATTTTATGCTCGTGTTCGAGCGTGGCGTTCGCTTGGTTGCCGTTTTTGAAGTAGAGTTCCATCGCCCTACGTACGGTCTTCTTTGAGAAATAGACGTAATACTCCTCTTCGCCCGTCTTTCGATAGATAGGCTTATCGGGAATAAGAGCCGCGCCCATAATGAGCCGCTTCTCTTCGTCTTGCGTTTTAAATTGCAGTTGCTGGTTCTTTAGGGCGACCCAATCGCTTTCGATGGCGGGTTGCTCCACGAGAGATATCGCATCGATTCCGTACATCTCCGCTTCTTCGTCGATTATGAGTTCTAATATGTTCATCCTACAAGTGACGCTTGGTCGTTTATTCGTTGGTTTGCCTGTTGGCTGTTGGTTACTTCTGAAGAGATAACGTAAGTCCGGAAACCCGTTTGCCCTGCTCCACCCCCTAAGAATCCGAGGTCGAGCTGTGGGCTTTGTGGTATGTTTCCTGTCGCTCCTCCTCCGGCATCTCCGGGAGGTGGTGGAGTTGAACCGCTGCCGAATTTGGTTTTTTTAATCGTTGCAATTTGTGCAACACCCGTTGCGGCTGCAATGGCTGCTTCTACGAATTGCGCTCCGGTCGCTAATTTAATGGGGTTACCACCTGCGGTCAAAGCACCCGTGACAGCCATTCCCGTTTGAATGATGGCTTGCGCGACTTGGAACTTCTTGTTACGTTCGAACGCTTTCTTCTGATCCGACTCGCTTTCTCCTGCGAAGGCTTCATTCAATTGGGATAAAGCACCCAACGCAGCGGAAGCCATTTCCACTCCCTTAATTCCTACGAGTTCGGCACCGTTCAAAAAGTCTTCGAATGTCTCTCGTCGTTGTCTTCGAATTGCTTCCTCCGTAGTCTCCGACCCGAGCACTTGATCCGCGAAACTTGTTGTCCTCGTTTGGAGCGTTGCTTCGGCTGTCTCTTGGGTGACCTGAAGCGTTCCTTCCTCCGCTTTCTTTCGCTCCTCCATAGCCTTTACCGTGGCATTAGCAAGGTCGATTTCTGCCTTCATTGCCTCGTGTGCCTTGGTGATGCCCTCCACCTTCAACGAGTTGAGTTCTGTTTGCAGTCGCTTTTGAGTTCGAAGCGAAGCGGTTTGCAAGTCAATGACTACTGCCTCTGCCTCTGCAACCCGTTGCAAGTCTTCCTCGAGACTCTCACCGAGTTCGACTTGTTCTCGGGCTATCCTCGCCCTCTCTTCTGCTAATTCAATTTGTCTGGCTACTGTTTGTTGCTCCAAATTAACCGCTCTTTGCAAGGCTTCGATTCTTTCCTCTACTGCGAGCGTGTCGTCTTCCGCTAATAGCCTCGCTTCTGCGATTTGTTTATTGGTCTCCGCTCGTTGCTTTATGAAGTCTCTCTCTTCATCTTTCAGCTTGTTGAGTGCTCTTTGTAAATCGGCGGCGGCTTGGGCTTCTTTTTTTATTTCCTCTGTCAAATCGGCGATAGCTTCACCCGCCTTACCTACGGCATCCGTCACCGACTCAACGCCTAAGAACACCTTGCCAGCCGCATCGGTGGCAACCTTCCCGGCCTCCGAAAACTTGCCTTTTAAAGCGAGACTAATCGCCTTACCTACTGCCGGAATGAGTTCGAGCATTCCTTCGAAGCGATTCATTAAGTTCTCCTTAATGAGCTTACCCAGATTTTTGATAGTCTCCTGCGGGTTTGATATAGCTTCGAAAAGGATCTTTCCCATTTTCGAAACGCGGTCGCGGATAACGTCAACAACCGCGCCGAGCGTTGACATAATAACTCTAAGTTTCTCCGCTCCCTCCTTCGTGCTTCGGAAGTACGAAACGAGTGAAGCGATAGCAACTACAAGTAATCCGATTCCGGTAGCGGCAAGAGCAACCTTAAACGATCGTAAACCCGTTACCCCGTTTTTAATTCCCGCTGTAAAATTCCGGAAGCCCGTTATAGCTCCTCCCGACATTTTGTCGAGTTGCTTAGTCAATCCTCCGACGGCTGTATCTGTCTTCTCGACTCCTCCTTGAACGTCCTGTATAGCCGAATCAACGTTTCCGGTATCAGCGGAAAACTTTAGAACGTAATCTTGTTGAGTAGCCATGCGGTAGTTTTAAAGAGGAGGAAGCAAACCCCTGAGATGTAGACAATAGCGAGAAACCAATCCAAGGCCTTAAACCAAAGGGGAACTTTCGTCTTCTCGCCTTTGTTCTGGAGCAGTTGAATCGCCTCTCCTATATAACGATGGTTGTCTAGATTCCTCATTGCTCAAAAGGTTGATAACAGCGTTGATTCGTTTCGTCGTAGATATATCCGTACTTCGTGCAACACGAACTGAGGTTCGGGCTTAGTTGATATACTTGGGTGCCTGCGGCGTTTTCAAAGCGAATCTGCCCGTTCGATTTGTCGATAGATATAGGAAGCCAAGTACAATCGCGAATATCCCCCAAGACTTTAAGCATCTCCACCTTCACGAGGTCTTCACTTGTCGCGTCATACGAGATAGACAGGATCCTCCAGTAGGTATCCTTGAGGTAAATCTTATCGGAGAACTCGAACGTAGCTAATTCGGAGCGCGTAAGCCGGAAGAAGGCGGTCAGCTTTCGAGCATCCGAAGAATACAGTTCGTTCACGAACGGTCTCCAATACTTGTAATAAAGCGTGTTTAAGGGGTTCGCTTGGATGATGTGGAACGGGCGCTCTGGGCCAAAGCTCAAATCTTTATTCGATACGTTTGCATCCAATGAGGAGTATTGAGAGAACACCGGATACTCCGTGGCACTTACGGCTGAGGTGTTCGTGTCGTTCTGGTAAAACAAATCACCGTCAACCAAACCGTTCCAATACGCCAACCTTGGAAGGGGTTTTTTAAGGCTTTTATCCTCTTCCGTTGTATTAAGCAACATTCGGTGAACTAAATAACCCGTTTGAGGAATTCGGGAAACGACGTGCGGCGCAAAGGGCGACTTTATTTCTTTGTTTCCTGAAGCGAAATCGTTTCCGGGATCATCTACGCGATAACGCCCATAAACGCGGGAGGTACTTTTGAACACCGCCTCGTTTAAAAGATCCTTTCCTTGTGAGTGTGTCCAGTCGTAGCGCCTCGCTTGAAGGTCGGTCGTTGGTTGGATTTGTATATCCTTCGAGAGGTCCATCTTGTTTGTCCAATCCTTGGTAGAGCCTTGCGCGAGGTAATCGGTGAAGGGTTCGATTTGAAGGTGTTTCGGGTTGTTCCTATCCGGAATGAATACGAGGTTGAACATCTTTTGCAAACCAGACACAAAATCTATTTGCTTCATTTCCGGGAGGTTTTCCGAGACGTTTATGTCGAGACCAATCGTAGAAATATATGCAACCTGCCACCATGTTGTGAGGTTACTAACCTCTGAACCGCCATCAAGGGATAAAGGGTGCGAAGAGTTGCCGACAACATATTGAAATTCAACGGTATCTCCCGCCTCCATAACAAATTCCGGAGAAAGTAGGGCGTGGGTGATGTCGTTAAATTGCGAGCTTTCATAATCGTCTATAAATGTCCAGAGTTCGTTGCCGTTTCTGGATAATCGCATAGACACGTGGTCTCCTGTATCGTGGTCTAAGCGCCCGTATACGTTCACCCTGAAGCGGTAATAAGCTCGATTGGGTACGGTGTACGTCGTGGCGCTTGTGAAGTTGTTGTTCTGATCGTAAAAAGGGGTAGTATCGCTCCAGCTCGTTATGCTCGTAAAGTTCGGGTGCGCCGTTAAGCCTGATAAATTGCTGCTCAAACCTACGAGCATTTGATCCGTTGAAAAATCGGTGTAGTCATTGCTTGCCGGGGTTAGTAGCCCGTTATAAAGCATGAGATACAAATTGTCTTCGTTATCAAAGAAATCCGAATCATAGGTGTATCCTGCCTCTCTAAGAATCGTTTCGAAGAGTTTAGAAACGCGGAAGTACGGCGTGAAATCTGCGTGTTCAAGTGGCGCGCTACTTGTCCAAATATTGGAAGAAGTCCAGTTTAAACCCTTATCCGGAATCCCGTACCGGATAACACCGCTCGACAAAGTGCCCGCCCAACTCGCGGCCAAATTTGTGGCGTTCAAATCGTGACCATATGCGGAGAGGCTTAAGTCGGTAAGCATACCGTCTCCAATATCCCGCGACAGGTTGGCCGTCTCTCCGAAGAAAACGATTTCAACGTCTGCGTATTTACCCTTCTGCACGTACACCCCCTTCACTTGAATGAAGCCGCGCATTATCGGGATAGTGCTTGAAGTCAGTTCGGCAGAGGCTTTCGTTTTAGGATCCCATGTAGTTATAAGACCGAATTCATTCACCGCCCCGAAGTAGTCTTGATTCTTCTTGGTGAGTGGTACGCGGAAAGTCTGCGAGAAGCTCGAAGCCGAAGCGTTGATTTCCTGTAGGTTGCTAAACTGATACGAGAGGTTGATCGGCTCGTTCTCGTACAGCTCAATTTCATTTCCTTCTATCGTAAGTCTTAGCATCGGATGATTTGAGCGAGTTCAACGTCGAACGTAATAACAAAAACCTTCGAGACGGTTTCCTCTTCGATTTGCATCGAGCTCGTCTTTATGGTGACGGGAACCCAGTCGCCGTCAATTCGTACCATGACGTTCTTCGACCGGAGGCAATACTGCATGAGCGTGATTTCTTCGATGGTGAGAATCCCGTTCAGTTGATACGATTCTTTCGCTTCGAGTTGGTAGGGCTTGACTTGCCTCTCGCTCGGTCCGAAAGAGAAGGTCAAAGCGTTGTAATCGCCGACAATTTTTCGATAGGTCTTCTCTTCTCTGGAGACGGTCTTTTGTTTCTTGCCGTTAAAGCGGAGGTAATCCCACCCGCCGCGAGTATTTGCCCAGCCGAGCTGAACGGCTTCGTTCTTTGTATAGCGGCAGTCGTTCGTCACACGAAGGACGTTTCCTGTCTGCACATTTAGCCCCGTCGAAGGAATTACGTCGTAATAACTCCACCCACCCACGACAGCGTTGAGGGCGTTTAGAAGTCCGGAAAAAGCTCCGGGATATGCGTAGGTGTAAAGAAGACTCCCTTTGACGTTTGTTGCGTTTGCCTCCCAATTTGTAGACGGTACTAAGCCCCCATTGGTATAGTTTATGTCATACGTCAAGGTATCGTCTAACGTGCCGGAGGTATCGTATATCTTAAAGAGAAGGCGCTCGATAAGCGAGCCTGTGTCGTCGGTATTAAGGAATGCCCCAAGCCCTTGGTCTTCTATGCCCGCTTTTATTTCGATAACGTTGTTCGAAGGAACGCGATCCGTAAGCCATACCTTTCTATTGGATTGCGTGCCGTAGAAGTCCGCGAATGAAGGGTGAAGGCCGTCCGAAATTTGCTCGTACCCATCGACAAGGTAGAGCGTCTGGTTATCTTCATCGAGGTTCTCAGAGCCGTCATAATAACCCACCCGTACCGTATAGCGGTTCACTCCGTTATTTGCGCGGGTGAACGGTTGGTTATTGAAGCTGTGAATCGCCGTCGTAGTGTTGTATCGAAACGGGTCGACTTCCGTTCTCCCCTTTACGACTTCGGACAAATCAAAGAACGAGCGTTCGTTCGGGTTGGGGGTGAGGTAGATTTTTGATATCTCCGTCCCGTTCTCTTCTACTTGGATAATGAAACGATAGGCCGCGTCGAGGGGTGTCGTTTGAGAACCGAGGGTAAATATCAAGCGCTGGCCTGCTGGAAACCAATTCTCGCCGGGAGTGTCTATGAATACCGCGCTCATTTTATTGTGATGTTACCGAGTTTCAACTTGAACTTGTCTTTTATGTCTTCCGCTATTGCGTCGCCCATCTTCTTATCGAATCGCTTGGAAACGGCTGTAAAGGCTTTCTCATAAAACCGAAGACCTACGATTCCCTTACGTTTGACGGCTCGACCAAGTACAAAAGCCAAAGACTCCGCGCTCTGTTTTTTGAAGCGCCCTTTTTTATCTCTGGATTTGATGCCTTTCGATCTTATCCATTTCATTAATTCTAACCGATGCTTCTTCGAAGGGTTTTCAAACTTGAATTTGAAAAAAGGCGACTTCTGATTCTTCCGTGTGCCGTTTACTCCCCAATGCAAAAAGGCCGCGTATTTATCGGCTTTGCCTTTTGCTCCAAAGGTGATCGATTTAATCGTGTCGCCTTGTACGCGGATGCGGTAAGAAAGAGAACGCTTGAGCGTTCCAGACGCTACCCCGTAGCTCTTGTTCTTCCCTATCTTCCTCCCTCCGAGATGACGCTTTGCCGACTTGACGACTTCATCCGCGAATTTAGTGAGTACCGCGTTGAGGTTTTTCATATGCCCGCCCTCTCCGAAGCCTTGCGGCAATGGTCGTCCTCTACGCTATCGAGTAACGAGGTGAGCCACGTCCCCAAACGCGTGAGCGTCTTCTCTCGTTGGTTAGCTCCCAGTACTGCGGAAACGGAATGATTACCGAAAGGAACCCCCGAATCCATTAGAAGCCGATTGAGGAACTTTGAAGCCGTAACGGATACAATGGTTGAAACGTCCCTAAAGAGGTCGTATATCGCCCTCCAGATGCTTCTGAGGATATCTGAGGCGATGAAGAAGAGCGACTCGCCAAACGAGTAAACAATCCCAACGGGGATCGCTACCATTGCGAGAACAAAGAGGAGGAGGACTTTTAGTATTTTCATAATTCGGGATCTTCAGGGAACCAACCCAGCTCGACCATTTCTTCGTACGTCCTCACGGTTGTAGTGCTGGGAACGATAGCCCCAAACGGGAACGATTGCGAGTTGAGAACGTAGCTTGAAAGTTGTCGTATTTCTGCCTCGCTCAATTCGAGCATTAGCGTGATGAGCTTCTCAAGCGTCGCCATAGGGCTGACGGGAATATTGTATTCCGTGTCCACCTGCAAAGCGAATTGAA